AAAGGCGCAAAGGCGGTATATCGCTACATTGAAAACAACACCCTGCAAGACCCGTTTTATCAGCAGGTGATTAAGCCGCTTATCTATACCAAAAACCAAGCTAACAATACCTCACTGCACCTTACACCGGATGCGCGGCAGAAGGGGGATAAATACACCCGCATTGAAGCAAAGCTGGAGCCGCTTAACCGAAACGGCTATTTAATTTTAAATGTTGCTGAAAAAGAAAATCCACACATGAAACGCTTGGAGGCGCAATTCAAAGCGGCAAGCCCCAACAGCAAAACAATGGACGCACCCGATGCCGTAGAAGGTGCAGTGTTTATCATTGATGAAAAGGTGAAAGTGGTGAATCCGAATGACTTTCACAGAGTAGGCAAAAAACCATCTTCAAAACGCTTTTAAAACAAATTTAAAATATGCCATTTATTACAGTAGAGCAAATGAAGTCTCACATCTATCCGGGTGTTAGCAACATCATATCACAGGGAGACCAAAACTTCCTGAAAGATGCTATCAGTGCAGCCATTGCCGAGGCAAAAGGGTATTGCAGTAGATACAGGGTAGAGCAGTTATTTGATAACGTGGATATGAACCCCGAATGGCTTGCCGACCCCATCCTGATGATGCATGTAAAAAATATGGCTAAGTGGCATTTTATTGTATTAGCCAATCCTGCTATTGATTATGAAGATGCGCAAAACAGATATGACCAAGCCGTCAAATGGCTCACCAATATTCAGTCAGGCAAGGTAGTGCAACCCGGTTGGCAACTTGCACAACCCGAAGCTGAAAAGGGAACCTTTTTTCATGTTTCATCAAATAAAAAACGCAAAAATCATTTTTAAGTTATGTCGGAAAAAGATTTACAACCACGCGCCACGGTGCAAGGTTTTATGGGCAGACAGCAAGCCGAAAAAGATGCTGAAGGAAAATCGCGCCCGGTGATTGTTCAAAACATTACCGTGCGCCCCGTAAACAGGCGCATACTGGATATTGAAGCATGGCGCAGTGCCTTGAGGGCAGCCGAGGCAACCGTGCCGCGCAGAGTAGAGCTTTACGACCTGTATGATGAATTGATGTTGGACGCACACCTGAGTTCGGTAGTGGAAAAAAGGCTGATGGGTGTAACCAATATTGAGTGGGAGTTCTTAGATGCCAACGGAAAAGAAGTGCCTATTATCAAAGAGTGGATTGATACGCCTGATTTTGAAAAAACGGTCTATGAAATTTTAAACTCAAAAGTGTGGGGCTACACCATGTTAGAGTTTGATTTTTATGATGATGGCACTTGGGGGGTGTTCCTTGTGCCGCGCAAACACATGCGCCCTGAGTTGGGTATAGTGAGCTATGAGCAAACTGCCAACTCTGGCATCAACATTCGCGAAGGAATTTATGCAGATACCGTGTTGGAAGCAGGTCAGGAAAAAGACTTGGGCTTGCTGCTCAAAGCTGCTGCCTACGTAATATACAAGCGTGGCAACTTTGGCGATTGGGCGCAGTTTATTGAACGCTTCGGGCAGCCACTGATTGATGCTATATGGGATGGTTACGATGAAAGCCAAAGAGTGATGCTTTTAAAGGCAATCGAAGACATGGGCGCGGGCGGGCAGATAGTGCGACCGGAAGGCACACAATTACAGTTCCTTCAGGGTGGCAGCAATAACCCAACAGGACAGTTGAATGATTCCTTCAACAATGCCTGCAATGCAGAGATTAGTAAATTGTTTTTAGGGCAAACCGAAACCACCGAAAGCAGCGCGAGCAGTGGTTACGCTCAGGCAAGTGTGCATGGCGAAACAGAAAGCGACATCAATATAAGCGACCGCAACTTTGTGCGCAGAATATTGAATAAGCGTGTGGTGAAAATCTTGGAGGCTAATGGCGTTCAACTGAATGGAGGCACCTTCAACATAAAAATAAACAAGGACGATGTAGAGCAAAAGAAGTCGCGCTTAGAAATTGATTTGCGGCTTAAAAACGAGGCGCAAATACCTATTTCAGACGATTACTTTTATGAAACCTACGGTATCGAAAAGCCTGCCGATTACGAAGCCCAAAAACAAGCCCTGAAGGAGAAAGCTGCACAGCAGCAATTTGGCGGGGGCGGTGGCTTCAACATGGCACTGCCCGATATACTCGCAAAACTAAAAGATGCAGGTTTTTTTTTGAAAGCTCCGAGAGCGACCGGAGCTAAAAAAATGTCGCTCAAGGAATTTTACAGCGAATGTGAATGCGGTGAATGCAAGCCCGATATTCAACTTGCGGATGGCAACAACATTAAAGGCATCGGTATGGACGAAGCCTTCTTAAATAAGGTGTTTAAAGGTGAAATAAAAGACGGTGAAATAAACCCGGACTATTACTTCAACGTTGCTAAGAAGCTGACCGAGGCGGTTCAAAAAGGCATGGGCAAAACAACGAACATACTTAGTGATAAAACACGCCTTTACGAAAAGCTAAAGAACAATGTGTTTGCATTTAGTGGCGCTAAAAACCTTGCGCTCATCCAAAAATACAAAGAGCAATTAACCGATGAAAATAAAGAGGTGAGAACTTATGCAGCTTTTAGAAATGCAGTAACAGAGGTGAATCAGGAGTTTAATGATGTACACCTAAACACAGAATATAAATCAGCCATTGGCATGGCGCAAATGGCTGATAAATGGGATAGTTTGAAAGCGTATCAGTATCTCGAATACCGCACGGTTGGCGATAACAAAGTGCGCGAGGCGCATAAAAAGTTAGATGGATTGGTGTTAGAAGCATCCGACCCGCTTTGGGCTAAGATATACCCACCAAACGATTGGAATTGCCGATGCACGGTTGTGCCTGCAAAACGCGGAGCAACAGTAGAGCCGGACAAACGCAGTAGCGCTAAAGCATTTTCTGAAAATGGATTAAAGCCGTATTTTAAACGAAATGTAGGCACTGAGCAGGTAGTATTTAATGACGACCATCCTTATTTTGCGCGCTCGGTTCACGACCTTAAAAAAGGTGATGTTCACCAGTTTATGGCAGAAGAAAACTATGCTATGCTAAGCGTAGAAAGTATTTTAAAAAAAGAACTGCCAAAGCTGCACCGCGCTGCCACTGTGGAAGAGGCTAAAGACGCATGGGAAACAGCAGATAAACACGTAACCACTGCCGATGGTTTGGAATGGGACATGACTAACCAATGGGAGCATGTAGTAAAGCAAAACACTGATGACCGATGGAAGTACATCAATTATGCCAAAGATGTGCTTGAAAATGCCGATGAAGTATGGAGCGCACGCGAGTTTGAAGGCAACAATCAAACAGTGAAATTTTACAAAAGGTATGTAAAGTATTATGAGGGGCAGCCTGTGGTATTCAGCTATGATATTGACAAGCCGGAAGCGTGGACTATGTATGCTGCAAAACCCGATGAAACAAGCAAATATTCAAACTTGAGAAAAGATGTGAGAAGAGGCGTGCTGTTATACCGTAAATAAAAAAAGCCGTTGGAACCTAAATCGTACTTACAACGAAGTACTGGCATCCCGCAACGACTTTCGACTACAAATATAGATGAAAAAATTTAAAACATGGCTTTAAACCAATTTAATCTTACAGACCTGTTTGCCGCCACTTGGGGTTACGCTCCGGCAAACATCACCGTGAACGACCCCGATGGCGGCAAGAACGTGCGCCAAACAGGCGACCAATCGGGCGACATACAATTTCAAAACAAACAGTATGTAAACAAAAAGTCGGAGCCGGGTAGGTACGGAAGCTACTACGCTAAAGATGTAATGGGGCGCGATGTGTTCATGCCGCTTACATTAGGTGGCTTGTTTCTGCCTTATGTGTGGCTCAACATTAAAGGGAGTAAAATAACGGTGGAAACACCCATGACGGAGCGAAGGGGCAGAGTTATAGAAATGATTGCTTTCGACAATTATCAGATTGATGTAAAGGGCTTTGCCATAGGTCACACAGGGCGTTTTCCCGAAGAGCAAATTGAACGCCTGAAGGAACTGTTTGAACGCGAAGAGGCATTAGAATGCAAATGTGTTTTAACCGATATTTTTTTGCTGAGTAAGGAGAATGGAGGGCAGGATAAAGTAGTGATGCGCGACCTTGAAATTATGGAAAATCAAGGCATAGAACACGTGCGCGGCTTTCAATTTTCTTTAGTGAGCGACCAAATTTTAGAACTTGAATTAGCTTAAAAAATGTTTGTTTTAAACAGTGAATTTATTATCGGTAAGTACAAGTTTCGAGGCTGCAACGAGGTAAAGATTACCAAGAGCATACACGAGTATGCAGACACAGCAGTTATCAAACTGCCTGCCACCAGTGTGCTGAAAACAAACAACGCATTCGGGCAGCGATTGCAAACTGCAAAGCAATTTGCCGTAGGCGACAAAGTGAGCATTCGTTTAGGCTACAACGGCAAGCTGAACCCTGAGTTTTTTGGCTTCGTTAAGCGCATCAACTTCACCACACCATGCGAAATAGAATGCGAGGGTTACAGCTACATTTTGCGTACAAAAACTAACATCAAAAAGAGTTGGAAGAGTACAACACTTAAAGAAGTATTGCAGGAAGTAGTGAGCGGAACGGACATAAAGCTGCACCCGCAAATACCGGATATGCCGCTTAAAAACATAGTGATAAACAGCGCGAGCGGCACTCAGGTGATTGACTACATCAAAGGCTTGCTGAAGGGCGCACTCACCGCCTACTTCATTGGCGATACGCTATACATGGGCTTAACCTATATGGACTTAGCCACCACCACCGTGAAGCATCGCATCGGGTGGAACACCATCAACAGCGACAAGCTGAAATATCGCAAAGCCGATGATGTGAAGGTGAACATTGAACTGCAATTTAGGAAGGGCAGCGGGGAGCAGGTAACTACCAGTGCCGGAGTAAAGGGCGGGGTAACAAGGCGCGACACCATCAGCACCGTAACCGATGCAAAGCACTTGAATGACATAGCCAAAGCAAAGCTGCTGCAAGAATGTTATGATGGCTACGAAGGCACCATTACCACCTTCCTCATACCTTATGTGCAGCCCGGCTATCGCGATGAATTGCGAGACCCGCGATACAACGAGCGGAGTGGCAACTTTTTTTTAGAAAGCGTGGAAACAACCTACGGCATGGGTGGCGGCAGACGCGAGGTTCAAATAGGCATTAAACTATCAAACGCATAACAATGGGCGCAAAAGAAAGACAACAAATAGCCGAAGGGATTCGCGAGATTGGCAAAGCAGATGCCTACGAAGTGTACAGTGGCGAAGTGGTGGAAGTGAACGAAAGCTCGCAGACTATTGATGTGAAAATAGAAGAAGGCGCGGTGGCGCACGATGTTCGCCTGAAGATGACCGTGGAGGATGACAAAGGCTTTTATGTATTGCCCAAAAAAGGCAGCTATGTGGTGATAGCGCAAATGGATGGCGGAGTAGATTATTGCTTGGTGCAGGCAAGCGAAATAGATAAAGTGATGCTGAAAATTGGCGACACTACTTTAGTGATTGATAAAGACAAAACCGTGTGGAATGGTGGCAACAATCACGGTATGCTTATTCGGGATAAAAGCGTGGAGCGGTGGAATAAAATTGAAGAAGATGTAAACAATCTGAAGCAGCTTTTAAATGGCGTTTTGCAGGCTGTGGTAAACGAGCCGGGCAATGGCGCACCGGGTGCATTTCATGCAGCCATGAAAGGAGCATTGGCGAGTTGGTGCGGACAGCAATTGCAAAAGACCACCGGACAGGACGTAGAAAATGATAAACTAAAGCACTGATGGATTTTAATGAGTTCGATAAAATGCTGAAAGAGAAAGTTGCCGCCATACAGGCAGGCTCCGTGAAGCTCACGCAGAAGATAGCTGCCGAAGCATTGAGATTTATTGATGATAACTTTCGCAATCAAAGCTGGGAGGGAAAGCCCTGGGCTGCCATCACGCGCGCGGATGGAACCATACTCGTGGACACCGCGCGACTGAAACGCAGCTTTAACAGCGATGAGAAACCGGGCGAAGTGCGCATATACAGCAACGTGCCGTATGCTGCCGTGCATAACGAAGGCTTTGAAGGGCAGGTGAGCATACCGGCACACAAGCGCAGCAGATACCAAAAGTTAAAGCGCGGCAAGAAGAAAAAGATTAGCACAGGTGAGGTACGGGCACACACACGCAATATGAAGATAAAGCAACGGCAATTCGCACCCACCGACAGCAGCCCAAGCCCGACATTAGAGAAAGCCATTAATGAAACCATCCAAGATCATTTCAGTGAAATATTAAACAAGTAAACAATGAACAGTCCATTTGCAAACATCTTTTTAGCCATACAGGCGCGCATACTTGCCGAAGTGCCGGAGATTATATTTATAGACCACAACTTGGGGCAGTTAGACGACTACAGCAACGGGCGACCGCCTGTGGCTTTCCCGTGCGCACTGGTCGACTTTGGGCAGTGGAATTTCGAAAACATGGGCAGCAACAGCCAACGTGCCGAGGGCGATGTGATAATTAGTTTAGCCTTTGCCGAACACGGGCAAACGCACAACGGACAGCCACAGCAATGGCGCGAAGCTGCATTGAACTATTATGATATTGAATGGAAGCTGAATAAGGCACTGCACGGCTACACACCGGGCGATGATTACGGGTATTTAACCCGCACAGGGCTAACCAAAGAAAACCGCCCGCTTGCGGTGCGAGTGCGCACCATTACTTACCGTTTAGCTTTTGAAGATTACAGCGCGATGCCGGAGCAGCAGGTGATAGATAAGCCGCCTTTTGAAAGGGTGTAAATGTTTATTGCTTCCCTTTCTCAAAACCATCCAATGTTTGAATCAGTTTTTCTGCATGTGAGAAAATGTCATCCAATGACTGCAACTCGGTTTTTACTTCCTTTTTTTGGTCATCTAAAAATGCGATGTATTTTTTTGAGCTATTGAAGTACAACCTGCATATAGTTTTTAAACGGTTATCGTCAAGCAAAATGGCAAAATAGCTTTGTGCATCTCTGTATGCGATTCGGCTTGCGTTCACTTTTTGCCTGAGAATGGTTTTAACAATCATGTATGCTTCAAGTTCATCGGCTGTGGTAACAATTTTATTTATCTCTTCCACCGGAGCCTGCTCATCAACAACAGGCTGCGGGACCTCCGATTCCCGCTTCAAAGCGGTTTTTAGCCGCTCTGTAATTAAATCACTAGAGAATTGCTGAAAAGACTTTTTTATGAGAATAGTAAATTGCTCTAAAACTTTTGCAGTAACGACACTTGGGTAAACCTGTTTTGCAAAATGCCTAACAAACTCCGGTGAAGGCTGATTAAGTTCCTGTTGAATCAAATGTTTCAATTCGCCTGTATATTTCAATTCACTTGCAGTGGCAACAATGCTCTCAACATCGAAGTATGACTTGTGGAATTTTTTCAGTTCATCAATTTGATTGTCTTTTATCTCGCTGATGTCAAATTCCAAA